TTTGTATCTGTAGTTCTAATGTATAGATTTTTAAGCTCTTTCAGTTTAACTTGAAAGCCACATCTATCACATACCGCAATTGCTTTTTTCCCGACAGTAAATCGATTACTCATTATCTACCTGCCTTTGTTTTTCCTCGCATGGCTATACCATCGCGTTTACACTTTTTAACCTTGCCACCTTTTTTAAAACTATATTCAATCCCCCCACCATACTCACTGATGGATCCCACGGATCCCCAAGGGCCTTTTGCTCCTCCACCTATAACATAAGGTCTAAGAGTAACATTTTCAGAAACAGGAATTTCAACATCCGCATACCCACCTCCGTAAATAGTTTTAGAACTATCTTTTCCTCCACTTATATCTAAATTAAGTTTTGGTTTTCTTTTGTTTTCTTTTTTAGCCATAATTACAAATATTGCTGACGGGGTGCAAGTCTTAAATCAGCCTTTTCTCTATCTTCAGTAGATGCTAACATCCATTGTTCTTCATATTCTTGTTTTAACATTGCCATTCTTTCAAGTGCACCCGGTATCTTTAAGCTGAGATAATAGGCTAGTCCTGCAATTAAACAGGGATAAAATCTAAACGGTATTTCCTGTGTATTAACTCCGGTTCCAGCGTCATCAATACGTTTCATATACCAATAAACAAAAGTATATGGTGTAACACTATCAGGAATAGGCCATAAAGTTATAGTCGGTGTAGTCGTTTTCCTATCGATATAAACTTGTATAGGTCTTCCTGTATCATTTTTACTTGGTATTGTAGCATACGTCGGAACGGCAATTCGAGATATACTTAAATCAGATTGTGTCGTGCCTGAACCTGTACGAATAACTTGGTCAACTAAATCAATCGTATCGGTTGGCAAATTATAAGTAGCGGTGCCTGCAACAAGTGAAATGGAGCCTGTCGTAATTGTCCATAAATTGATGCCGCGATTAGCCCACTCAGCCGTGAGTAAATTTAAACTACGTCTTGCAGTTCGTAAGTCATATCCAGTTCTAAGTTCAGCACCACATCGTTCAAATGCCTCTTCTACAATCTCGTTGAGATCTGGATTAAATGTTGTTGTTCCTGAAGTTGCCATATTATTATCCTAATTTTATACAACCAGCATGATTCATGCAGGGCCAGTCTGTATACATTCTTCCACCACATGAATCACCTGTTATGTATATAGGTTCGTTTTTTAAAAAAACGTTTGCTCTTGTTTCTACAGCATACCAAAGCACTGCTGTAATAAAAACAATAATTAAATAAGTTATAAAATCTTTCTTGTTCATTGAAACTATTTAATTAGTGCCACCAGCTTTTCATCCATGCCCATACGTCATGCCAATGATGAGAAACCCAGTTTTCCCAAACCCATGTCCAGACAACTAACGCTGCCCAGTGTTCCCAATTCCATTCCATAATTATCTCCTATTTCTTTTTTCGTTTAAGAGACGCAACTCTACGAGGTTTACCTGCAGGTTGCCCTAAGCTTTTCTTTTGCGCTATTCGCGAGCGTTTCTCTGCGGTAGTCATTTCTCCTGATGTTTTAGGAGTCTTGCTTGACACACGTTTGCTAGGTCTGCAATATGGAGTACCACGTGATTCTCCTTTACTACGACCACAGGCTTTACCGGTTCTCACATCTTTCCATTCTTCTTTGAACCAGCGTTTAAGTGCAGCGCCTTTAGCTGTCTTGCGAACTGCCATTATTTTCCTTTATTTTTTCTACACTTAGCAATAGCTCCTGAAGCATAAGCGCTAGGAAATACCTTATACTGAGCTTTTACTTTTTTGTAGCAAGCATCTTTAACTGAGCCACCTTTTTTAAGAGCAACGGGCTTTTTAATTTTACCCATGCCACGACATGCCATCATAATTATCTTCCAGCTCTAGTTTTACCACGAACAGCAATGCCATCCCGTTTACATTTACCTACCATGCCGCCTTTTTTCATACCTTTTTCTACAGCTTCCAAAGCTTCTTTCTTTTCTCTTCTACGTCTTTCAATAAGAGATTCTTTTTTATTTGCTTTCTCTTGATATTCTTTGGCTTTTAACATATCTTTGTAGCCTTTTGTTCTCATCGTTCTTTCACCAGAAGTTTGAGGCCCTAATGTTTGATCTATAGCTTGAGAAACACTACCTTTTACCATACCTTTTTCAGCATTTTTAAGGCCTTCATTATAAGCACGTTGCCTTTCAAATTGCCGTCTTTCTTTTGGAGACATCTGTTTAAGCTCTTCTGAAGTTTTATTAAATACGTTGCCGCCGCCTTCATATTTTTTCATAATTAAACCATCCTTCCTTTTGTTTTACCTTTTTTAGCGCAACCATCACCGCGTGTACATTTCGCTGTCTTCTTGTGGGCAGAGTTTTTCATAATCTTACCATCAGGCATTTTATGATAACCTTTTTTAACCTTGCCACCTTTTTTCATATACCCCATATTATTACGAACACTTTCAGGTAATTTTTTTAAGCCTGGATTGTCTGGTGCTTTAAGCATACCACCTCCAGCTTTTTTCTCAGTTTTCTTTAAGTCTTCTTTCACATAATCATTTGCAGAATTAATTTCTTTGTCAGCGTATTGACCCCTTTTTAATATCTTATCTAATATTTTAATTCTACCTTCACCCATTGTCGTTTTGGTAGTTGGAATTTCTTTTTTTGTTTTAGCATCCATAACTTGATCATCTTTTTGCTGCTTTGTTGAACTACCCATTTATTTTCTCCTAGTCTTTTTCTTTTTAGTAAATTCTTTGCCTACCTTTTGTGGTACGCCTACCTTCTTAGCAAACTTAGGATTATTAGCCACGGCTTGCATAAACTTTTTTTGCTTTTTACTTTTTGNAATAATCTCCTATTTCTTTTTTCGTTTAAGAGACGCAACTCTACGAGGTTTACCTGCAGGTTGCCCTAAGCTTTTCTTTTGCGCTATTCGCGAACGTTTCTCTGCGGTGGTCATCTCTCCTGATGTTTTAGGAGTCTTACTAGACACACGTTTGCTAGGTCTGCAATAAGGAGTACCACGTGATTCTCCTTTACTACGACCACAGGCTTTACCGGTTCTTACATCTTTCCATTCTTCTTTGAACCAGCGTTTAAGTGCAGCGCCTTTAGCTGTCTTGCGAACTGCCATTATTTACCTCTGTTTTTTCTACACTTAGCAATAGCACCAGATGCATAAGCGCTAGGAAATACCTTATATGATGACTTTACTTTTTGGTAGCAAGCATCTTTTACCGTGCCACCTTTTTTAAGAGCAACGGGCTTTTTAATTTTACCCATGCCGCGGCAATTCATCATACCATGCGACCTTTAGTTTTACCTGTTTTACAGACGCCATCGCCACGGTGTGCTTTTACTGAACCGCCTTTTTTCATTTTATGAACTTTACCGCCGCATGACATTTTGTGAGCAGAGTTTTTCATAACTGAACCATCTGGCATTTTGTGATACCCTTTTTTAACTGAGCCGCCTTTTTTGTATTTACCACCCAATAAGTTCACTCGATCTTCATAAGTTAATCTTGGATCAGTAATATCATCAGCAAAAGAACTACGCGTTGGTTGAGATGCAATATAATCCATTGTGGTTTCGTAGTCTTCTTTTCGTTTTTTTCTTGTGTTTCTTACTGGCTTGTCTACTTTTTTGCCTTCTTTTGGCGGGTTTCTCATTTCTTCTAATTCTTGTACCCTTTTCTTACCAGCGCGTTTACCGCCGACAATCTTTTTAGGATCTTTATCCATTAATTTTTGTAGACGCCTCATTTGTCTAAGAATTGCTCCTACCGCCATAATTATTTTCTCCTTTTAATCTTTTTAGTTTTACTAAACTCTTTACCTACTTTAGTAGGCACCCCAACTTTTTTAGCAAACTTAGGATTGTTAGCCACGGCTTGCATAAACTTTAATTGCTTTTTACTTTTTGCTGGCATTATTTCATCCAGTACCCAGCTATAAATGCTATAGCGGCAGCAAATCCGCTGAACATATACATAGCGACTTTCTTACCTCCACTAAGCTCAGACAGCACTTTTTCAATATTATCTATTTTGGTATCCATCTTATCAACTTTTACCATAATGTGATCTATATCACGTTTCATATGATCTATCTCCGCTGAATGAACTGCTACAGCTTCTTGCACTTTTTCCATTTTAACATTTCCACCTTCTACGCGCTTGACGTAATCTTGAGTTAGGATCTTTAGCCGCTTTTGGGAAGTCTTTCATTTGTCCTGCAGAACGTGCACAAAATGACTTACGCCGTTTTGCATCTTTAGAACCGGGTTTGACTTTTCCTGTGACAGCCGTTTTTAATTTAGAACCGGGATTAGCTTTGCGATAGGCTTTAACGCCTTTCTTTGTCATACCTGCACCCTGCTTAGTCGGGCGAAAGTTACCCGACTTTACAGAAGTTTTAATCCCCATTCCTTTTTTCTTCGCTGCCATTAGACACAATCTCCGAATGCTTCAAACCTTCTTTGATTTTCATCTTTTCCAGATACTTTATCCTCGCCTTGTACTTCCTCTGGCTGTTTAGGATGTGGAGTTTCTGGTTCAGGTTCTTTGCCCATTTAAACATTTTATCCGTAGAATATTGTGACTGCGTCCGCATTAGTTAATGCACAATAGACATCAGTATCAAACAATATTCCTTCACCTGGAATAAATACATCATTACTGCTTACTACAGCTGGAGTATTTATAGTTAACTTAGTTGCACCGCCAGAACCACCATCTTTTAAAACAATAGTGCCTCCAGTGCCAGTTGAACGATAATGAAGACTTTTAACTCGAGCTCGATGATTAATTGGAGTGCCTGTGCCTGCCGTTTGCGTTGCCGCTTTTACATCGGTCTGTTGCATATTATTCTCCTATTAACCCGCTGAAACGGTTAAAACGCCAGAATTATTCCATAGTTGACCTGCAACTGTTGGGTCTGATGTTGGAAGGCTTGAAATAACTACTGTTGTGCCATTAATAGTAACTGCGCCGGTAGTTGTGAGTGTTGTTCCTGAAAAGCCGTTGTCTGATACAACTGGGCCTGAAAAGGTTGTTGTTGCCATTTGAATTTCTCCATACAAAGTTATACGCTTATCCGTCGTGTATGCGTCTGCTGGGGCAGTCTGATAAGCTGGATGTTCCCAGATAATTAAAATGATACACGGTTTGCATAGATTACACAACAAAAAAGG